ATGGCTTTCAAACTTCTTATTAGATTGGCTGAGAAATCTGGTAATTATGACGCTGATGATTTAACTATCATGCGTGGTATTGCCACTGAGATTTCTTACCCAACTTATGATTATTTCGGTACTCTTGTTCAATTTATGGGATCAAACCCATCTGGACATCCGTTAACCGTTATTATCAATAGTTTGGTTAATTCTCTTTACATGAGGTACACTTATTACGCTATTGCTCGCAAGAAGCGTTGGTGGAAGGTTCCTCTATATTCCGACATTGTGTCCTTAATGACATATGGTGATGATAATATCATGACCGTCAAGAAGGGATATGATGATTACAACCACACAGCTATTGCTGCTGAGTTTTCCGAAGTTGGAATTACTTACACTATGGCTGAAAAGGACGCTGAATCTGTTCCTTTCGTTAATCTAAAAGATGCTTCATTCTTGAAACATTTTGCAGTATACGATGAGGAATTGGGATTGTACAGATCCCCTGTGGAAGATTCGTCGATTGCAAAGATGTTACACACACATCTCAAATCTGAAGTTCTATCGAAAGAACAATCGAGTGCTGAAGCCATTCAGAATGTAGCTTTGAAGTATTTCGAGAATGGAAAAGAGGTGTATGATAAACGTGTTGAGCAATTGCGAGAAGTCGCCAAGCGTGCTGGTCTTTCAACGTATGTTGGACCCATCATGTCCTATGAGGAACGCATGCAATGGTATAAGGAGAAGTTCGGCTTGGACTCCTCCGCTGATGTTACCACTCAATAGAGTGGTGGCTCCGTCTTCACTGATCACAGCAGACGTTAAATATTGCGATCCCGGCGTTCCCAATCCGCTGGATGTACATACAAAAATCAAATTTGGGTCAATGTTTAGATATACGCACTTTCTTTAGGTTCTGAATTACCTTAGTGAAATTGAGCGAGTGGACAGGCTGACATTGGTATATATTCTATAAAATAGCACTGTTACATATTGATTGATGCTTCATATGTATTATTAAATAAATTGCATTACTAATTCTTTATACTTTTATATTAATGAGTTGGAGACTCTCTCAAAGTCTCAAATTTTGGTTTCCCAATCCGGGGAGCCTGGAGTTTCGGAAGGTGAAGCTATGCCCAGTTCTACTGAGCAAATTACTTCATTTACCGAACAGGATGCTGGATATACAACAGAGTTACAGGGAACTTATGATTCTACAATGGATTTAGGTTACAACCCTGATTCTGATCTTGGTAACTTTTTATCACGTCCGATTCGACAGTCTGCTCAAGTTTGGGCTGTAGGACAGTCTTTGTTCTATAAGTTTAATCCTTGGGCTGCATTTTGCGAGAATGCCATAGTTAGAGATAAAATCAAAAATTATGAGCTTTTGCGATGCAAATTGCATATGAAGGCTGTTATTTCGGGAACGCAATTTCATTATGGAAGAGCAATGGCTTCTTACAATCCATATGTTGCGGGAGATCAGGTGACTGTAGAGCGCAATTTTTTCAATATTGATTTAATTGGTGCTTCTCAAAAACCACATATTTTTCTCAATCCAACAAATAATGAAGGCGGTGAATTAGTTTTACCTTTCATGTATCATAAGAATTTCATGGAGATCCCTAAAGCCGATTGGGATGACATGGGTGATATTTATATCAAATCTTTTGGTACACTTCGTCATGCAAATAATGGAGATGATCCTGTTACAGTTACAATTTATTTGTGGGCAACTGATGTTGTTCTCACTGTTCCTACATCATCTGATCCACCATTGGCAAGTCAAAGTGGTAGAGGTAGTGCCCAGTTGGGTGCCAAGAATAAGAGTAACAAACTCAATAATGATGAGTATGGTACGGGTATTATTTCAAAACCTGCTGCTGCTGTTGCAGAAGCTGCAGGTGCTTTGAGTAAAATTCCTGTGATAGGACCATACATGACTGCGACTCAGATTGCTGCCGGGAGAATGGCTGATGTTGCGAAGATTTTTGGTTATAGCAGACCTTCTGTTATTTCTAATGTTCTTTTGCAAAAACCATTACCTGGTGGTAATTTAGCTAATACTGATGCAGCCGATGCTGTTCAAAAGTTGACGCTGGATAGTAAATGTGAGTTGACTGTGGATTCACGAACTGTTGGATTGGATGGAACTGATGAGATGATTATTAGTGATATTGTTCAACGAGAATCATTCATCAATGATTTCGATTGGGCCGCGGGTAAATCTGTAGATAGTTTATTGTGGAATTGTAGGGTAAATCCTATGATGTTTTCATCACTTGATTCAGAGATACACATGACACCAATGGCTCATATGGCTTGCGCCTTTGAACAT